TCGTTGCGGTAGACAAAGCAAATCAGTGGTTTTGTACGTCGATGAGTGCATACGGCATCATCTCGAAGAAATTTGCAATACATCTGTGGTACCGACCGACAATTAGACAGCCGTGGCAATTGCTCCAACAGTACGAAGATGCGCACGGCAACATCACCGTCATCGGCAATGAGTTGTATTTCATTGTGAACCGCATGAGTAAGACCGCATTTATGCAACAGGTGACGCAATGGAAGGGCGTGCGTACATGACGTATGCGTACGATCTGCGGCACTGGGCAACGGTGCAAGACTTCGACACGCATCTACATCGCCATGAGCCCATCGCTACGGCACCGTGGGCTCGTGGCGTCGTCTTGCATCACACGTGGCGACCGTTGCCCAGCCAATGGAACGGCGCCATCACGATGAACGCCATGAGTAAACGATACGAAGCGATGGGATGGCGAGGTGGCCCGCATTTGTTCCTCGTCATTGGCGGACGCAATCCGGAGCTTGACGGCATCTGGCAGATGTGCCCATTGAACGTTGCCGGGATTCATTGCTCGTCACTGATTGGCAACGCATCGATGTGGGGCATCGAAGTGGTCGGCGAGTACGACACGAGGACATGGCCCGATGACGTGCACCGGCTCGTGCGCTCCACAACGTTGGCGCTAATGAATTGGCGCGGTATCGCAGTGGACGCAACGACGCTTAAAGGGCACCGCGAATACCCAGCGGCGAAGAAGACGTGCCCGGGCTCAGCGATAAACCTAGACGCAGTGCGGTACGAATTCGCAGCATATCAGCAGGGGAAAGTATGACCGAGTCAGTCGAAACAAAGTTGGCGCGTATAGAGGAAAAGCAGGACATGATACTGCGACGACTCGAAAACGGCGATGCCAACTTCAAAGAGTTTGAGAAGCGCATCGCGAAACTGGAGCAACAGGTGTACGCCGTGATGCTCATCGGTGGCGGTGCGTGGTTGGTGTTCCTGTCTTGGTATCGCATGAGTGGAGGCTAAGGTATGAAGCGCTGGTACAAATCAAAGACGGTATGGATTAACGTGTTGTCGTTGGTTGCCATGATACTCGCCACGGTTATGGCATGGCCTGAGATGCAAGACATGGCGCCGCAGATTGCGTATGCCTTGGCCATTGTCAACGTGTTGCTTCGCTTCGTGACGTCGGAGTCGGTGCGGTGACTGCGCCAAAGAAGCCACGCGCGCAGGCCGTCGTCAAAAGTGAATCACAGGCGGCGATCATCACCAAGTTGCAACAGGTGGAAGTCTTGGAAGCCATCGAGCGTCTTGGTTTTATGACGGACGCGTGCAAGGTATGCAACATCAATCGACGCGACCTACTCCGTGCACGCGATGCCGACCCAGTGTTCGCTGCGAAGGTGGAAGAAGCGACACGACGCGGTCGCGAAGTGCGCCAAGAGTTCCTCGAGTCCTTGGCATACAGCATGGCGCCAACGACGCCGGTCATGGTGATGTTCCTGCTGAAGAAGCTCGACCCGAGCTATAGAGAATCCTACAATGTACACTCCACTACAGGCCCCAACGACTACGTCATCGACCTCACCGCTGACGATCCGACACCAATCACAGACGTCACCCCAGCGAGCCTTTTGGGCAAGTGATGCGCGGTTTCGTCTGTTCGTCGGTGGTCGTGGCAGCGGTAAGACACGAGCCGGCGCAGTAGAGGCACTGAGACAGCCCAAGGGCTCGACTGGGCTCATCGTGGCACCGACATACCCTATGCTGAAACTTGGCGCCATGGAGACCATTCTGCGCTTGGTAGCGAAGGCCGGCATTGCGACGTCGTGGAATAAGTCAGATATGGAGCTTCGATTGCTCGGTGACCGTCGCATCATCTTTCGCAGTGCGGACAACCCAGACCGGCTCCGTGGCGCCAATGCCGGGTGGCTTTGGTTGGACGAGGTGGCAATGATGGACAGCGACATTTGGCCGTTGTCCATTGCGACGTTGCGCGAGCAACCCGGTCGGGCGTGGATGTCGACAACGCCACGCGGCAAAGATTGGGTGTATCAACTCTTCGCAGGCACGCACAAAGACTACGCAACAATCCGAAGCAAGACGACGGATAACCTGTTCCTCGATGACTCGTTCGTCGAAACGTTGAAGGAGTCGATGACGTCCGAGATGTATCGACAAGAAGTTGATGGTGATTTCATCGACCCGGTCGGCGCGATGTTTCAGCGCCATTGGCTGAAGACGACCGAGGTCAGACCGCACGGCGCGAAGTGGTTCCGTTACTGGGACCTTGCATCAAGCGTCAAACAATCCGCAGACTATACCGCGTCCGTCCGTGTGTGTTTACACGACGGCGTGTTCTATATTGCCGACGGTATCAAAGTGAAAGCGGAGTGGCCCGATGTACGACGCATCATGGTGGACACCATGCGCCGCGAAGCGGACACGACGCACGGCATCGAGAAAGCACAGCACGGACTCGCCGCCACGCAAGAACTGCGACGGCTTCCCGAGTTGGCCGACGTGTCGTTCAAAGGTATTGACGTCAAGGGCGACAAAGTCCAGCGCGCTATGCCTTGGGCTAGCAGAGCCGAAGCCGGAGCCGTGGCCGTGGTGAACGGTGCATGGGTCCGTGATTTCTTAGATGAGGTCGTCGCGTTCCCAAGCGCACCGCATGACGACTATGTGGACGCGGCCAGCGGTGCGGTCGCGATGATTTCGAAGCCTCGCGTAGAATGGAGTTTTGCATGACCATGAATAACCCGGCTTGGCTGGGTCAGTTACTGCGCAACGGAACAATTAAGCAGCCCGACGTCGCCTATGCGCACGTGGCGCCGTTGTACCGTGCGGTGGAACTCCGTGCCGATGCGCTCAGTTCCGTGCCGTATCGTTTGATGCGCAACGGTGTCGAGGTGGAGTGGCCGTGGAAGAAGAATTTTTCACGGCTCATCGCGCAGACCGAGCGAAGCCTCCTCGTCACCGGCGCCGCGTATTGGGTGCGTATCGTCAAAGGGCGCACGCTGACCGGCTTCGAAGCGCTCAACCCGACCACAGTGAATTACCGCTACGATCCGAACATGGGCACGCTCGACAATCCATATCTTGGCTTGACGTTCAACCAAGTCATCGGCGGCAAGATGTACGGGCCGTGGACGTTGGAACAAATCGTGTATTTCCGTGAAAACTCATTCATCGACGACGTTGGGCCGGGCTTGGCACCTGCGCAGGTCGCCATGCAGAACGCGCAACTCTCGTATAACCTTGACCGCTTCACGTCGATGTTCTTCGAAGGTGGAGCGCAGCCGGTGACGGTAATGAACCTGCCAGACTCGATGGACGACTCAGAGTTCCGACGAATGGGCGCCGAAATCAATCAGCGCGGAAGCGGAGTGCTCAACGCGTTTAAATGGATATTCGTCCGGGCTCAAGAGTTAAAGGTACAGAAGATTACACCGGACATCAACACCTTGATGATGCCAGAACTCGCCGACCGTACATTGAAACAAATCGCCATGACCATGGGCGTACCGCTGACCATGCTCGAAGCATCGGCGGCGAACTATGCGACGGCGGATTCTGACCGTCAATCGTTTTGGCGCGAAACCGTCATCCCTCGGTTGCCGAAGTTGGCCGACGTTTTGAACGAGCAACTCCTCGGGCCGTTGAAGTATGAAATCCAGTTTATGCCGGAACAACTCGACGTCATGCAAGCGGACGAAGCCCAGCGCGCAGGGTCGTTGTTGCAACTTACCCAAGCCGGTGTACCACTTCGGGCCGCGATGCAGATTCTTGGATACGACAACATTGCGGACATCGTATTGCCCGGCGATCTCGCCGCACCGGAGTCAACGCCGGTCGAAACACCTGAAGACGTCGGCACCGCGGCACCTGCGGACATGGCGAACACATCCAAAGCCGTGGCCAATGAATGGGCGCTACTCTCAAAAAAAATAGAGCGCAGGATTAAGAGCGGACGAGACCCACGCACCTCGTTTGATTCTGCGTTGATTCCCGCTGACCACGTCGATGCTGTGATGGCGCACTGCTACAAAGGCATGACTGTTGCGGACGTGCACGACGTCATACACGCGGTCAAAGCACCGGTTGACGATATGACACCCGATGAACTGCGCATCTATAACCGCATCATCAAAGAGATGCGCAAGAAGGGCGAAGAGTGGGCCCGTGACATCGTCAACGAGCGCAACCCCGAGACCTCATTGCGCGACGTCATCAAACCGGTCTTGGATTCGGAACTGGGGACGACGATGGGCAAGCGCATCGACCGACTCGGTACGCAGTTTAGCATCCCAATGGACACCGACAACCAAGGGCGGTTTATCCAAGATTGGCTACTCGACTATACCCCGAAGACAACGAAGTTAATCGACGAAACCACAGCGAACCGTATCAAGCCAATCATCGAGATGTTCCGCACCACGCCGGGCATGACGATACAAGACATCGAGGCGGCCGTGTTGCCACTGAGCGACCCGATGCGCGCAAAGATGATCGCCATCACCGAGACCACGCGCGCCGCATCGCAGGCCACGACGTCGTACCAAGATTATCTCCGTGAACGCGGCGTCAATATGACACGCGTGTGGAATACCGACGCTGACGAGTTGGTGTGCGACATCTGCACCGGTCGAGTCTACGGTGTGAAACTCAACGGACTCACCGAAGACCAATGGCCGCCTGAGGTCGCAGCGGGGCCACCTGCGCACGTCAATTGCCGATGTGATACGACGCTACGGTTGGTGCGCTAATGGCGAACAACATCACCGTGGAAATCCTCGGCCGCATTGGCGAGGCGCAGATTGGCGAGATGATACGCACCGTGACGCTTGGCTATGCGGTGCTTGTGCAAGGTCAGTTGAACGAAGACAAGCCACCGCCACCAAGACCGGGCTCGATGAAATTCAAGTCAGAAAAGCAACGGCGCTTCGTCATGGCGAACTATTCCCGCGGCAACATCACGGTACCGTACAAACGCGGCACCGGTTCAACGCTGAAGGGCAGCGAAGCGCTCAATCGGTCATACCGCGTCGACCTGCAAGGCGATGAGGTAACACTGACGAGCGCCGCGTCCTACGCTCCGTATGTTGTTGGCGATCAGCAGGCGGACATACACAAAGGACGATGGACGACCTCTGCGCAAGCGGTGGACACCATACAAGGCAACGGCAGTCTCGACGCATTAGTCGCGCAAGCAATGGAGAAACTTTGATGCCGTACTACATGGAGCGCGACGATGTGTACTGCGTGTACAAAGAAGGCGACGAAGAGCCGATGCAGTGCTACGCCAACGAAGAAGATGCTAATGCGTATCTGACCGCGTTGAACATTGCGGCGGCCGACGAAACCAAGGCGACCTACATTGCACCGCAGGCAGTCGCCGACAATGCACAGCGCGCGCTCGACGTGCGGGCTGAGAAGCCAGCAAGTCAGCAGGGCATGACTCCGGTCGGCTTGGCGCGTGCGAATCAATTGGCAAACCGCGAACCCATAAGCCTCGACACCGTGCAACGCATGGTCGCATACTTTGACCGTCACGAGATTGACAAAGAGGGTGCGACGTGGTCGGAGCAGGGCAAGGGGTGGCAAGCATGGTACGGCTGGGGTGGTGACGAA